CCTCAAAGGTAGTCTCTGCAACTCGCATTATTCTATAGTCTGCTGCCATTATGGTGTTGTCAAATGTCAGGGTGTGTGTGGCGATGTTATTTGATACCGTCCTCGTATGATTTGTTATCTTGGCTATTTGAGAGGTAGTGCCTTCAAAGTCCCTGACGACATAGTACCCTGTCAGATTGGGAACAAACTCCAACCAAATAGCATCAGTGGAACTGTTCATATTCTTCTGCACCGAACTACCACTACCCGACATCGTGAGTATCGGTTTGACAAACATCTGCGCCCTGTATGCTTGTCCCTTACTATCTGATGGTGTGAGATTACTCTTATTTGTCATATCCCTGTAGTCTGATTTACCTTCATTGACATAATCCGATGTTGTGGTTGCTGGTGCTACGAATGATTGTGTTTGAGCAATACTACTTCCGTCTTCATTAGTACCGGCAGTAAGTGATTTACTCGCCTCATTCTTCCATACATAACCTAGAGTCATCAGCGTTTGAGATGGATAGAACGAGAAAATATCATTCACATCAGTCGCATCAGCACTTCCTGATATGTCTGTTAGTAAAATATCTGATGAAGTAAGGGTTGGTTTACGAACATTATCTGTTCTTTGTATTGCTGATTTAAAGTCAGTGAACTGCAACCTACAATTCTCATAGAGGTGCTTGTCACCTTCTATATCGAAATGCGTCAACGCATGAGAAACGTATCTTGAGTTCGCTACTGTTCCTTGTCTATCCGGTTTAGTATGCAAAATTGCATGTATTACTTTGGATGTATGTATAAACGAACTAACCATTCTATTTATCGGGTATAAGGAAGGATAGTCATCACTAGTAGCGAAAGTAGTATCTGTTGAGACACCTGCATCTACATCGGCTATACTGGTGTTGAACTGTGTCCAAAGAGGTAGAACTACATTAGGAGGTTTTGTGAAATGGTCATGTTCTGTGTATATTAGATAATCTCTATTTATTATCGGGGAGAGAAGATGTACATCTATGAGAGTCTGTAGATTATCTGTCTCTGTGAGATTATCTATGTATACATAAGTCCCCTCAGTGGTATCGTCGTCACCATTCAACCCATCACCATCATCATGAACTATCTTAGATGCATTTATTTTGACAGTTTTACCCGCAACCGTACCAGTTATTTTTGATGAATCAATATAGGATGTGTTGCTACTTGTTAATGATGTCACATTAGTAAGTGTTCCATTGATGACTGCTACTAGCCTACCATCCGAAAGATATACTGAATCTCCACTGACGAATGATGTCTGTGTTGATATGGTTATATCAGAACCATTTGCTGTGACATTGTATGACCCTGTAGGTTCAGTGTGTCTATAATAAAGAGGATATTTCACCTTAGCAATATCGGAGGTCTTTGGGATAGACTCTGCATCCACCGGGTTGAAGTGCCAGTCAAATGTAGCCTCAACGAGCCTCATCACTCCCCATCTTCTCATTGCATTAGTGTCTATCGAAGCAGAACTAATTGTAGAGAAGTCATAGTTTCTATCTGATTTAGTTCTATATTTCGTCTTCTCAGTATAGTTGGTGTGTGTTATCTCAGTCCCAGTGCCTACCTTATCATCCTCAAACATTAAGCCGAAGTTCGCCATCCCTTGTGCAGACCTACCTAGTGAGTTTGCTCTCTTGTATGAGAATGGAAGAATATCTCCTAACCCATACAACTCGTATGGTATTGTTCTCCTGTCTATCTGTGTCAGTGCTGATAGTGGCTCTTCTCTCACCGAACCACCGAAATGTATCTCTTTAGGTACATGATTAGAACCAGCGGTCACATTAGCGGTCAATGGTGAAGAAGAGTTTGAACTAGTGGTGTAATTACTAGTGACACTACTTACATCATCACTGAAATGAACTAAATCAGAGTAGCCTGAAATCTTCTGAGTTGTACTGGATGCATCTGCGTATATACTGCTATGTGTGTAATTTAATGCACCCGGATTAAATCTGTTAGCATTGTAATAGCGATAGAAGTCCTCTGACTTAGGACTATTAGCACTGTTATTAACTAGTTTATGCAGATAGCCTCCTAGCGGTATATTTGTATTTATATGGTAAAACTTACCGTTGTCCAACCTACCCAGTACGACTGGGAGAGAGGGAGCGAGTCTAACGAGATTATTGTTGTCTTCAATATTTTCAATACTTACCACTGATAGACTCTCTGTGTTGAACGTTCTATTTATCTGAACCACAGACTCAAAACCATCATCGACACCTACAGATAAAAGATGTGTAGAATCACCATTTACTGAATCTGTCCTAGAGATATGATATCCTAATGTTCCATCTTTCGAGTACAATCCAGTATCAGATGTAGAAACCAGTGAATCACCTGAAGTGTCTTTACCTGTGGAGTATACTAGTCCCCTACCTGATATGCTTGAAAAGTCAGTTGTTCGGTTTGTTTCTAATGTATTGGAGGATAATGCCTTCAACCCTGAGATGCTCTTTGTGTTTTTGTAGATTGACACATTGCTGCTAGTCGTGGTATGCAGTGCTGGCATCACTAGCGTAATCGTGGTTCCAGCACCATTTACCGATAAAACCTCACCTATCAGTTGAAATGGTGTGCTTTGATTATACACTAAATCTCCCGCACTAACTGATAGGTTAGCAGTGGTGGTGAATGATGTATCGCCAACTGCGATATTTCCTGAAGATGCAATAGTCCCGGTTGTGAAATTAGTCAATGTGGATTCGACAGTTGGGTTGCTTGTCGAATATACAATGTCATTAGTGAAATTTAGATTTCTAGTTATAGCGGTGCTTAGTAAATCACCAATCTCATCTCTTCCTGTCAGTTGGAATGATAGTAATCCATTCTCATTCTTACTCTCAGCATCCTCAATAAATCCCTCAAACACTGTCTCATGAAGTGTGTATCCGCCTGAGAGATAATACATGAAGGGATAGTCACTTTGGTAGTAATTCGTAGCATTGTTTGCGAACTCGATGTACTTGTGTACTGCATCCCCCTTCTCTAAATCAATGTAGAATGAGGTATTGTTGGCAGTAGACAATTTACTGTTGTATATCGTAGTGTTCTCCTTTGCTATGGTTCTATCATCAAGGGTTATTCTATCAGACTCATTGACCTTTATTTTGGTGTCAGATGCGAAAGTGGTGTTCAGTCTGTGCTTTCCTGAAGTGGATAATGTGAATGGCGCATATCTGACTTCCTTATTGGTGAATGAATGCACAGTATTCGTGGTAGTGAACGTATTTGCAGTAGTCAGTTTCCTAGCCTTCGTTGTTATGGCTTGTGTTCCACCTGACTTTGCCGCTATCGTATTCACGATATAGTGATACCCATCTATCTCCAACATCGAGTTTACGCTCAATAGTGCTTTGACATCATACTCATCATCCATATCGAGTATCTCAATGACATTACTAGCATCATGAGTAGCGTTGAATGGAGATTTTATCGTTTGAATACTACTGTTGAATATCCCATTTCTAATATACAACTCATCTTCTTCTCTATATTTTAGATGTGCTATACCTGCATTGTCTGTGAATTTTACACTACCAAACTTACTGAGTCTGTTCTTAGGAGCGTTTGTGACCACTTGCATAGTAGATGGTATTCTACTATTCTTGAACTCCTTCTTGTCGAAGTAGATGTATCTCCTGACATCACCACTGGCATCCCTATAGAAATCGTTCAGGAAGCCAGTTTGGTTTAGTGGAGCATAATCTGTAGCATCATCCTTCGTCTTATCCACTAGAACAGCATCCAGTGTCTTTCTTCCTAGGTTCTGTATCGTTCTATCGAACTTGGCCTCTGTCATGAACCAAGAGTCTTGGTCTGTCTCAGCAGATGCATTCTTGTTCTTGTAGAGGAAGGCATACTTAGTCTCGTAATCCAACTGATTGTCCTCATGCAGCCTCTCGTTGTAGAAGTAGGCAGTGGGTATGCTGATTGTATTCACGACATCATACTTGTTCGTATTCGCATCTGCATCTCCCTCTAGACCATATGATACTGCTACTATGCTGGTATCCGTCTTGGCTGGTCCCTTGTATATCTCGAAGTTGGTGTCCTTTGGTATCACAGTGGGATATGCAGGTTCAAACTCTATCCCGTCACCAAACTCATCTATTCCTATGACAGCGGTTATCCTAGCGAAGTGCGGTTTGACTATGGTAGTGTTTGCCTCACCTACAATCTCAGGGTTGATTAGAACGAAGTAGTCAAAATCCTCTAGGTCTAATTCTGTATACGTGAACTTTCTATTCGTATCATTGCTTGCATTCTCATCCGAGTCAAATGTCTTTATCCTGAATGACTTTGTTTCTTCTTTATTCTTGGCTCTTTGAGATATCGTACTGCTTGCTGGATAGAGCCTGTTGTGGAAAGAACCACCAATTGCTGTACCAGCGGTATCACTAGAGAAAGTAGCAGTCTTTCGTATCTCTATGAATGACTTGTTCGCCACAGTCGATAGGCCCGTTGTCTTGATTGTGGGAGTCACAGATACCTCAGTGAATACATTTGCTCTCTCACCCGAATCTAATGCTGCTATAGCAGATGCGTTGTATGACACTGTGCTTTCATTTACTCCGGCGTTGAGTATATTCACCGCAGCAGACATTACTCATCACCAAACCTATAGTAGAAGATAATGTCACTGTATCCGGGTTCTAGTGTATGTAGAGAAGCAGATGGCTGCGCTCCCTTCTTCATTGCTATCTCATACAACTCTCCCATGAACTGAGTGCTTACATTCGTCCCATCCTGTGCAATGAAGCAATCCTCATTCGTCATGTCAAATGAGAAGTTTGGCACTACTGTCTCAGCAATCATAGCGTTATTCAAGAATAGTCTCAATCTACCACTCTTCTCCAATACGCAGGATACTTTGTACAGGCTATTGACGTAGAATGCCTCTTTAGGTTGCTCTTTGTATATGGTGCTTGTTATGGATGACTGTGCGTTTGACAGTGTTATCTGTGTGCCATTGACACTTGCTACAGTATCGATGAATGTGCCACTGCTATCGTATATCTTGTTTCCAGCACCCAACAATCCCGTCTGACTCTGCGATACGGTGACGGTATTCGGCGCACCAGCGAATGCAGTCAATGTGACATTGGAGGATGTGATGTTGGTATTGTCTAGGCTCATTGTCTCATTAGTACCATTAGTCGTCACTGTCAGTGTCAGAGTGCTATTTGACCTATTGACAGTAAGAGAGCCGTTGTGACCACTTGCGCTCTCTATTGCCAACTCCAACTGAGCAGCAGTTGCGGCGGTATCAGAGGATGCCTCGAAGAAGACATATGTTCCATCACTAGCGGCAGTGTTCTCATCCACAGCAGGTTTGTATTTTCTCTCTACACCAGCAGCATCCGTTATCGAGATAAAGGCTGTAAGTTCCTGACCACCACTAATACCTGTCTCTGATGTATTTGTTAGATTAGTTGTCAAGGTCATAGTAGGAGTGAAGTCATTCAACTCGAAATTAATCACTCCTGTAGATGTGTTAGACGATGTTATTATCGAAGAGCCGTCGTTGCTGACATCCGTGTTTATCCGAGTCACGATGTCAGTGACAGTATTTGCTACACTTGAGTCTGCTCGAAAGAGCCTAGAGGTGACAGTGCCTGAGCCGTCGGTTATCGTCTTGGTCGTTCCTGCTAATGATGCACTATCACATGGAGAGAAATAACTGTTGTTTATCTTGATGAACTTGTTGTATGTTGTGTCTGAGGCTTGTGTTCCTGATGTGAAGGAGCCTATAGTGTGCAGCGTATCGCTGTTGTATGCGCTTGTCTCTGATACGGAACTGCCTGAGCCAAAGCCACTACCGACGTATTGCTGCTCTACTCTCACGACATTTGTACTAGGTTTACTAGCAACTGCTTCGGTGTTAGCGAATGCTGTGTTGATGGCATTTATGAGTCTAGTAGCAGTGCCATCTTCATCACTATCTATGATTACTTTATGTACAGTAATACTAGGATTACTACCTACTGTTGTCGTTGTACCGTTATCTGAAGCAGACCCAGTGAAATACTTGAATCTCTTTGTGACTGTGTTGGAAGAACTGGTCTTCATCGTTATTGTGAGGTATTGTTCAACAACACCACTGGCTCCACCTGAGAATCCTGTCACAGTCATCGTATGTGCGCTTCCCTCCACAATACCTTGATTGTAGGCAGTTCCGAATGTATCTGCTTCTAAATCTACCTTGCTCGAATTACTCAAATTTACATTAGAGTCTATATCGAAGTTTCCTGAGTGTAAGTTTGTGTTGTTGTTGAAATTTATAGCAGCATTCAACGCCGCAGCGAAACCCGCTGATGTGTTTGTGCTGCTTATGACAGCGATATCAGTCCCTGAATAACTACCATTCAATTCGTCTCCATCGAAAAATGAATTGGTTAACGGTCTTCCATTAAGTGCAACATTTGTATCTGAACTGTGGTCGAAGAAATAGAAGTTCAATGATAGGGAACTAGTCGATGGTATAGTCAGTCTCTTTGTTGTATCATATGCCTGTATAGTTGATTTAGATACAGAATCTATCTCAACACTGCCAGTTGCCTTTGCTTGACCATCTAAAGTACCATCAATAACACTAGGAAGCCCTGCCATTGTTATGTCAACGGTTCTCTTAGTACCTGCTGTGTATAATTCATTTGTTGGTATCGTGTTGTTGTTATCTTTCAATGTCAAACTTCCTGTTGCCTTGTCATTCGCCAGTGAGGTCAAATTACCAGTAATTTCCACACTACCCTGTTCTAGACTTAGACTGGCATTGGAGTCTATTTTTGTCAAAGAAGTTCTCATACCGTTATAGAAACCATCTGCATCATAGTATCCATGTAGTGTGCTTACTGGTTTTATGACAGTAGGAGAGTTAAGAGTCGTACTTCCTACCTTTGCTGCTAATCTGTATTCAGCAGGTTGATTCACATTACTACTTGTTTGATTCTCTAGGTAGAATTGGAAACTAGTGTTAGAGAAGAGCATCATCTTCTGCGCATATCGATTACTTATGCCATTTGCATAAGAGCCGCTCGGACCCGTAATTTCCAGTGTTTTACCCTTCCCGGTTTGGCCGTTGCCATTCACATCATAGGGTGTAATCACTGCCTCAACGGTGAATCCTGCACCATGCGACCACAAATCTGTCTCGGTGATGTCCGAATGGGTTCCGTATGGAATCTTCAGGAATCCATCACAGTCAACCGGGAAGACCAACGCATATGGATTCCCCACATATGCATTTGCCATTCAAATCACCTAGTCGAAGAAATTGTCTGCTATTACCTTGGCCTCTTCAAACTCTAACTGAAACTCAACGCTATTCGGTTGGTCACCTGCGAAAGTGCTTGAGAACGAGCGCACGAATCCAGTTATTCCCTCAAAGGTTCTATCGCCTATGGCATTATCTGCCTCGAAAGCCTCGACAGGATTATCTGTAAATGCTGTGAATGAATTGTCGTATACTCTGTTCTTGAAGGTAAATGGTATGTCCACTGAGTTTCTAGCAGTGAAGTTGTTATCGACTTTACTTGGTATGAGTATGATGAGTTTGTTGATGTTTTGGTCATCTTGGAATGAGGATGAATCCACATACGAGTGAATTAACTGCGCTAACTCGAATGGTGTAAATGTGACAGTCGCTGCATCATTATCGGTTTTCTGTTTCTTTATCTCCTGCTCCAATAGTATGCCGCTCACACTAATGGTTTTATTTGCAAGTCCCATGTCGAATGCTAGACTGACTGATTCCCCTGTCACTGCGCCAGCCATAGGAACAGGCACATTCGGTATCGTCTTACTTGTTGATATTACTACTTGCAGGGCATTCAGTGCTATTCTATTCACTGTTCCTGTGCCTATGTCATTTCTTCTCTGTAGTTCTAGGAACACCTTGTAATTACTTGGCTCGGCCATTAGAACCTCACCGCCGTAGACCCTGTTCTATTCATCTGCAATCCTATCTCTCTCGATACTTTCTGTGCTATGTCTTTTATCTCCATATCGGAAGCCCCCACTCTCCCTGTGACTTGAACTGTTATGTTTGTGGTTCCTGACATTCTCCTGCTCTCAGCATTTGTGAAGACCCTTGACCCCATAGGGAGGCGTACCAATTCAGGCCCTCCCTCTCCTACTAGAGTCATCCCTTCAGATACTATTCCTCCTGATTGTCTTCCACGGATAAGATTGAGAGGATTCAATTTACTTGCTAGTGCTTTTATTCCTTTCAGTATTGTCTTGCCTAATCCAACCACAACCGAAACCGCAATACCTGCTAGAGTAGTCACAATACCACCAAGTATACCTGCTATCGCTTTTACCAAATTGAGCAATATATCCTTGAACAATATCTTCAGCGCGTCTATGAAACGTCCCTCGAATATTGCCTTGAAGAACTTGAATACTCCTAGAACTAACTTGTATATTGATGTAAATGCCAACTTGAATGCATCAAACGCACCATCTAGGAATGATTTGAATGTAGGCCAAGCCTGTCTTATGAAGAAGAAGAGAAGACCAAGAACAAGGCTGAGTAATGTCCCCAAAACTAGGAACTTAGCGAAGAATAGAGTACCTAGACCTATGAATTTGACTGCGCCCTGCATTACCTTCATACTAAATCCAGCATAAGCACCCACGCCCCTTCCTGCTTGTCTAGCAAGACCTCTTCTTGACCTACCACTATCATAAATGAGTCCCTGCTCATCTCGTCTGAAACCTGAACCTTTCTTACCAAAGAGAGTATCCTTTATCCTACCTGCTACTTTTTTTGCTGGTCTTTGTATCTCAGCAAGAACACCTTCTTGTTTTATTCTATCTTTCATTAATTGAAGAGATGATTTGTCTATGCCAAATTTTCTTCTGAGGGCCTTATCTTGTTTCATAATCTGATTAGTCAACTTTCTTTGAATCCCTTCGTATTCTTTTCTTGCTTGGGCTTCTGCTATTTCTGCGTCTCCCAAAGAGAGAAGTAAGTTCTGATATCTCTTCGTGTTTTCTATTGGTCCTGCTAGTGCCTTATCTATGGCATCGAGTGAATCCCTCAGACCCTCACCAGCATCAAGTGCCTTTATCTGTGCATCAAACGAAGCCTCTTGTGCTTTTGTGAACAACTCGAATATGTTGGATACAGAACGTATCCTATTCTGTATTTGCCAAAACCCGCTACCGGATGTGATTCTGCTCATGATAGTCCATGCCCTACCGACCTTTCCGGTAGCAGCACCAAACTCACCGAAAGTCTTCGCGGCACTAGTTGTACTCTCACTCAATCTGCGCAGAGCAGTGGTAAGTTCACTGGTGTCCTTCCTGAGTTCTTTTATTTCATCTGCCATACTACACCTCCCTTACTTTCCTCTCTATCTCTTCTGATTCTATTGTCTTTACCTCGTTATGTATCTCCAACATCTCCTTGACTAGAGAGAATGGAGTGTTATACGCATCAATCGGGTTGATGTGAAATACACTTGCATATGTGTATATCATGATACGAGAAGCCACTATTGGAGAAACCTGTCCTCCTTTCAATGCTTTTCGTATCAGTTTTCGTTTCCCATATCACCTTCCTCAATCATATCTAGGAAGGGGTTGGGGAGTATCTCTTTTAGTTGATTCCCAATGTACGGAGTCAATCTCAAGAGGTCTGTGGCTGAGAGGGATGGCTCTGTCTTGTCAATGAAGTTCTTCACCATGAATCTGTACATCTTATTCAAATCTATATCCATAGATTGAGATGCTGAGTCTATGTTCATCACACTTGATAGTGCTTGTTCTACTTGCAACCAAGTCGGCTGCTTTATCCAAACC